TTCCATCAGTATTTTTATATCCGCATAGAGTAGCGCCTGTAACCAAAGGCATTCGTCATGCTTTTGTTGCTTGGGTTTGGTAATCATGGCACACGAAGCAGGCAAAGGGGATACATATAGATCAGTAAATCAAAAAAAGTTCGATGAGAACTTTGAAAAAATTTTTGGTCAACGCATTAAGAATCAAAAATTATCTGAAGCTGATATGTATGAGTATGAGTTGGATAAATCTACAGGGGAGATTATTCGTGTTACTAAATAACTTTTATGGAGTGAAATTGCCTATTACCACAAAAGACATTGAATTCATAGAAAGACGCAACATTAGAGTTCAATTCTTAAAAAGACAATTAGGCAGTAAATATGTATTATTTAATTTAACTACAAAGGAAAATAAAAATGGCTAGTAAAAAATTAATGGATTTGGCAGTAAAGACAGGTGAATATACAAACAAAGAAGGTGCGGTAAAAGGCACTTATGAAAATATTGGCGCAGTTATGGAATCAGATGGCCGTAAATATATTTTACTAAATAGAACATTTAACCCAGCAGGTTTACCTAATCCTGATAATAGAAGCACAATTATTGTTTCATTGTTTGAACCTAGAGGCAAAGAATCTGCACCTGCGCCTAAAACAAACTTTGATGACATGGAATCAGACATTCCGTTTTAACATGGATGAGTTTGACAGAGCCAGCGAGCTAGAGGAACAGTATCGTAATGCTGCAATAAAGCACGTTAGAGATAATGACATGAATTACAAGCACGTTGGCGTTTGTCTAAATTGTGGAGCTAAATCTTTAATAAGATTTTGTAATTTAGATTGTCGTGATGATTATGAGAAAAGGACAAAATGAGAACAGAATACCTAGCTAAAACTATCCGTCTTGTTGGTAAGCTTCAAATAGATACAGCAATCAATGCAATACAAAATGCACCTATTGATTTAGATAAACCATTAGAGGTTATTATTCGTGAAGAACAAAAAGCAAGATCATTAAGCGCTAATGCTTTAATGTGGGCAGGCCCACTAAATGATATTGCTCAACAAGCATGGGTGCATGGCAGACAATATTCTGCTTTAATATGGCACGAATACTTTAAAGAAAAATTCTTACCTGACTTTCCTGATCCTAAATTAGTTAAAGAAGGATATAGAAAATATGAAGAAACTCCTGACGGCAAACGTGTATTAGTTGGATCAACTTCCAAGCTTACTAAATTAGGTTTTAGTAATTACATGGAACAAATATATGCTTATGGTGCAGATTTAGGAGTAAGATTCCGTGAAGCCAATCAAACAGAAGAAGTGTAAAATATGTAAAGCCTACTTTACACCCTTAAAACCGCTTCAGTTAGTGTGCCAATGGAAGTGTGCAATTGAATTTGCAAAGAATCAAAAAATTAAAACCGTCAAAAAAGAAGTTAAAGAAGCTAAATTAAAATTAAAAAGCCGATCCGATTGGTTAAAAGAAACTCAAGTAGTATTTAATAAATATATAAGATTAAGGGATCAGAATGACGGTTGTATTAGTTGTGGGTCAACAAGTGCCTCATCATATCATGCAGGCCATTACCGAAGCATTGGAAGTGCAGGACACCTTCGATTTAACGAGCATAACTGCCACAGACAATGCGCAGCCTGTAACACCCATTTATCTGGTAACCTCATCCGCTACAGACTCGGACTTATTAGAAAAATTGGAATACAGCTTGTTGAAACACTCGAATCTGATAATGCGACAGTAAAGTGGTCAATAGACGAAATAAAGATACTCAAAGCTCAATTTTCTGCTAAAATAAAAGCTCACGAAGCGAATAAATCGTGAAAATTTAGCTAAATTTAGATTAAAAGGAACTCAAAATGGGTATGAAAGACGCAGAAAAATATACACCAGGCGTATCAGGTGAGAAAATGCCTAAAGGCGTTCTTGCTTCTGACACTTCAGGTGAAAAGAAAGTTGCAGTAAAAGGCGGTGTTGGTATGGGTAAAGCTGATGGACTTGGCTTACGCGAAGCTTCACACGCTGGTAAATACGATGGTCGTTTAGGTGAATTAAAAGGTGGCGCTAGAGAACACGTTGCTTACGATCACAAACGCATAGAACACGAACAAGACGGTATGTAATAAAACGAAATCCCAACCAGCCCTAGCCTGATTGGGAGTTTCTAACCAAATATTAATGGAGGTAATAAGTGGCTGTATTAAATTCTAAAGAAATTTGCAAACATTGTAAATTCTTTTCTTTTGGCGATGTATTAGGAATGTGCCATCGCTATCCTCAATCTTTAAATAAACACGAGAATAATTGGTGCGGTGAATACATCGAAGATCAATCACGCATAACCATTGAATTTGTTAAACATGAGATCAAACTTGATATGAAATCAGATCAAGAATCAAAAGCGAAAGGCAAAAAGAAATGATTAGACCCTTTGCAGACAAAATTCTAGTAAAACCTATTGAACGTGAAGATAAGTCAGCCATACCTGGCTTTGTTTACGCTGAAGAATACAATACAGGTGTCGTAGTAGCAGTTGGTTCTGGTAAAAAGATTAAAGAAGGTAAATATGATATTATGCCTGTATCTGTAGGTGACCGAATTAGATTTGGCACTATGGGTAAAGACGAATATCTTAAATTTCAACCTGTCATGGATAATGGCGAGAAATATCTCATCATGTCATGGCAAGATGTAGCGTTTATAGAGGAAAAGGAATAAAATTATGCCACTAAAAAAATCAACAAGCAAAGAAGCTTTTAAATCTAACATTAAAGCTGAAGTAAAAGCAGGAAAACCTATTAAACAGGCAGTTGCAATCGCCTACAGCGAGAAGCGAGAAGCAGCTAAAAAGAAGAAAAAGTAATACTTTTTTAAATAATTAAATCAAAAAAAGTGATATATATTACACATTTTAACCAAGGAGCAAATCATGGCCATTAAGTTGGAACTTGAAATCAAAGAAGCAGAATTAGTATTAGCAGGCGTTTATAAACTTCCTATGGAAATTGCAGAGCCTTTAGTAGCTAAAATCAAAAATCAAGCATTACCACAAGTGCAAGAACAATCTACTCCTGTAGAAGTTACTCCAGCAGAACCATTGCCTGAAGAACCACAAGTCTAATGCAAATCGAAAAGAGGTTGCTATCGGACTTAATTCCGTATATCAACAACTCTAGGAAACATTCAGACAATCAAGTTGCACAAATTGCAGCTTCAATTAAAGAGTTTGGATGGACTAATCCTATATTAGTTGATGGTGATAACGGAATTATTGCAGGCCATGGTCGTATTATGGCGGCTAAAAAGCTAGGCATGACTGAAGTTCCTGTCATTGAATTAGCACATCTATCTAAAGAACAACGCAAAGCATTAATCATTGCAGACAATAAGTTAGCATTAAACTCTGACTGGGATACAAACCTATTAGCTATTGAGTTAAAAGACTTACAAGATTTAGGCTTTGACTTAAATTTAACAGGGTTTGATGGCGATGAATTGGCCAATTTATTAACTCTTGATCAAATTGATGGTTTAACTGATGAAAATTCTGTTCCTGAAACACCTGAAGAACCCAAAACCAAGCTTGGCGATATATATATTCTAGGAAATCATAGGTTAATGTGTGGGGATAGCACAAGTATTGAATCAGTAGAAAAATTAGCAAATGGCCTTGTAGATATATTAGTTACTGATCCTCCATATAATATTGCTTATGAAGGTGGTAGTAAAAAAAGAGAACAAATCAAAAATGATGAAATGGCCGATGATCAGTTTAGGCAATTTTTAACTGACGCATATATTGCAGCCAATGCAGTTATGAAAGCTGGAGCTGTATTTTATATATGGCACGCTGATACTGAAGGTTACAATTTTAGAGGTGCAGCTAAAGATATGGGTTGGAAAGTAAGACAAACGCTTATATGGAACAAAGACAATTCTGCCTTTGGTCGTTCTGATTATCATTGGAAACATGAGCCATGTTTATATGGTTGGAAAGATGGCGCTGCGCATTTATGGGCATCAGATAGAAAGCAGGTAACTGTTATAGAATGTAAAAGACCATCTAAATCAGACTTACATCCAACTATGAAGCCTGTAGAACTAATGGAATATCAAATATTAAATAATACTAAAGGCATGGATGTTGTATTAGATTTGTTTGGTGGTAGCGGTAGCACATTAATAGCTTGTGAAAAATTAGGTAGACAAGCAAGATTAATGGAACTAGACCCTAAATATTGTGACGTAATCGTTAAACGTTGGGAAGACTTTACAGGAAAGAAAGCGGAGTTAATACAAAATGAGCTATAAAAGATGGTTTATTGTATTTAAGCACGATCACTCGCCATTAGATGAATGTATATTTACACATAAGGCTAAAGCATTGGATAAATTAGATACTTTACCTAACAAAAACAAGCTAACTGTGGCTCAATTAGAGTTTACAATAACAAAGATAGTAACATCTTGATTAAAAAGACATTATTTTAAACACTTTACGCCAATAAAAAGATGCTAGAACACGTTCCTACTGATAAGACAAGAGAGCAAGTATTAAGTGCTTCAGGGCTTGGATTGCCTCAACTGCAAATAGCTGCATTGTTAGGCATATCTGATGTCACCTTGCGTAAGCATTACGAGAAAGAATTAGCTGTGGGAAAAGCAACTGCGTCTGCTAACGTGGCTAAATCTTTATACAATAAAGCCCTAGCAGGTGATACGACTGCTGCAATATGGTGGACTAAAGCCCAAATGGGTTGGGGTGAAACCAATACGACTAAATTTGGCAATATTGACGGAACACCATTAGAAGGCATACAAGTTACATTCGTAAAACCAAGTGAATGATGAGCAATTAAAGAGCGCCCTAGCTGACGTTCAATTTCCCTATAAACTATCCGTTCTATTTGACAAAGCGAGATATAAAGTCTTGTATGGTGGTCGAGGCGGAGCAAAATCTTGGGGTATTGCGAGGGCATTACTTATTCAAGGCGCTAAAAAGCCATTAAGATTCTTATGCGCTAGGGAATTTATGACTTCCATGAAGGATTCTGTGCATAAGCTATTATCCGATCAAATCAATGAAATGGGATTAGATGGCTTTTATGAGATAACACAAGCAACTATTCGTGGGCTAAATGGCACAGAGTTTGCCTTTGTTGGCCTTAAAAATAATGTGGCCAATGTTAAGTCATACGAAGGTATAGATATTTGTTGGGTAGAGGAAGCGCAAACAGTATCAAAAACTAGCTGGAATGTATTAATACCGACCATTCGTAAAGAAAACTCTGAAATATGGATAAGTTTTAACCCTGAATTAGAATCAGACGAAACTTATCAACGATTTGTAGTAAAACCGCCTGAAGACGCAATAGTTCAGCGTATTAATTGGCAAGATAACCCATGGTTTCCTGAAACATTACGCATGGAAAAGGATGCACTAAAGAATCGTGATCCTGCAGCTTACAATAATGTATGGGAAGGAATGTGTAGGCTTACAGTTGATGGCGCTATATTTGCTAATGAAATGAATATGGCAGAGCTACAAGGCAGAATTACAAGAGTGCCTTATGACGCTACCAAGCCTGTTCATGCTGTATTTGATTTAGGTTGGGCAGATCACACAGCTATTTGGTTTGTTCAATTCATAGGCATGGAAACAAGATTAATCAATTATTTGCAAGATACGCAAAAAACTATGAGCCATTATTTGCAAGAACTGCAAAAATTAGGCTATGTTTACGACACTATTCACTTACCACACGATGCAGAAAGCAAAAATATTGCGTCTAATGGTCGTTCTATTGACGATATTGTAAGAGCTGCAGGATATAAAACTAACATTTTACCTAGAGTTCCTGTGGTGGATTCTATAAACGCAGCACGAACCATATTCAGTTCTTGTTATTTTGATAGAGAAAATTGCGCAGATGGGTTACAATGCTTGCGTCATTACCGATATGAAGTTGACCCTGATTCAGGTCAATTTAGCAGAACGCCACTCCATGATGTTTATTCACATGGAGCTGACGCATTTAGATATATTGGATTAATGATTCAAGATAAGAAAGAACAGAAAGTCCGTAAACAAACATATACTCCTGGCGTAAGCTGGATGGGATAAAACATGGCAAGAATGAAAAAAACTCAAGTTGTTGACAACGATCCAAGAATCCAAGACGCGATTCAATTCTTACAGTTTGCTAATGAAGCAGACCAAATGAACAGAAGTGAAGCGTTAGAGGATTTAAAGTTTGCAGCAGGTGACCAATGGCCTGTAGAAATTCAAAATTCAAGAGTTTTAGAAGCAAGACCATGTTTAACAGTCAATAAAGTTGATGCGTATTGCCGTCAACTCACTAACCAAATGCGTCAACAACGCCCTCGCATGAAAGCGCATGGCATGAATAATGAAACAGACGCAAAGATGGCCGAGATCATTACAGGTATTTTCCGTCACATTGAAGTTCAATCAGATGCAGACCAAGCCTATGATAAAGCTGGTGACTTTGCAGTAAGAATGGGTTGGGGATATTGGCGTGTAACTACAGATTATGTTCGTGACGATTCATTCGATCAAGAAATCTACATTAGAGCTATTGATAACCCTTTTACAGTTTACTTTGATCCTAATTCAGTTATGCCTGACGGATCAGACGCAGAGAAAGTATTAATTACTACAGTTATATCTAAAGAAAACTTCAAGAAAATGTATCCTAATGCCGAAGTGGATCAAGGATTCACAATGCGTGGCACAGGTGACACTAATCCTGAATGGGTTATGAAAGAGGATATTAGACTAGCTGAATACTTCTACACAGAACGCAAACCAATTAAATTACATCTACTATCTGACGGCACAACAGTTAAGTCATCAGAATTGCCACCACAAGACGTTTTAGATATTGCAGGCATTACAATCGTTGAAACAAGGGACTCATACGAGAAAAAGATTAGATGGTGCAAATTAACTTCTATGGAAGTATTAGAAGAAGGCGAATGGGCAGGTAAATACATTCCTATTGTTCCTGTTTATGGCCAAGAAACCGTAGTTGAGAATAAGAAAAAGAAATTTGGTATTGTTAGAATGGCCAAAGACCCACAAAGAATGTATAACTTTTGGCAAACTTCACTAACCGAGTCAGTTGCATTAGCACCTAAAGCTAAATGGTTACTCGCTGAAGGTCAAGATGAAGGCCATGAGAACGAATGGGCTATGGCTAATATCAAATCTATGCCTGTTTTACGCTACAAACAAACAGATATTGATGGTAAACCTGCACCTGCTCCACAAAGATTACAACCTGAACCACCACCAGCAGGTATTATGGCGGCTGCTCAATCAATGACTACAGACTTAATGCAAGTTGTAGGTATATTTGACCCAGCACAACTTCCTACAGGCAATATTTCAGGAAAAGCTCTACAAGGTCAGCAACAACAAGTAGATTTAACTAATTTCCATTATTATGACAACTTAACTCGTTCTATTCGCCAAACAGGCCGAGTTATCCTAGACTTAATCCCACATATTTACGATAGACAACGAGTTATGCGTATCATTGGTGATGATGGCAAACCTGAAATCTTAACTATTAATCAATATGGCCAAGATGAAGAAGGCATTACAAAGATTCTTAATGATGTAACAGTAGGCGAATATGATGTTGTTATGGATACAGGCCCAGGCTATAACTCTAAACGTCAAGAAGCAGCAGAAACTATGCTTCAATTATTCTCTGTTGATCCAAGCTTAATCCAACAAGCAGGCGACTTATTGATTAGAAACATGGATTTCCCAGGCGCTGAAACTATTGCAGACCGATTAGCTGTAAATAACCCATTAGCTAAAATTGACGATAAGTCTAAAGTTCCACCAAGAGTTCAAATGGAATTACAACAATCAAAAGCTCAAATGCAACAAATGCAACAACAAATTCAAAGCTTACAAATGTTTATTAAACAACGTTCAGACATTGAAGGCGTTAAACAAGACGCAGAAACCAAGCGTGAACTTATGCGTCAAACTGCTAAAGCACATGATGTTGAAATGCGTGACGCTGAACGCAGACATGATACTATAACTAAATCTGATACACAGATTGAAGTTGAACAACTTAAAGCTCAAGTAGCGATTCTTTTAGCAAGAATGGATCATGAACAAGCTAGATTAGCTAGTGCAGAAACCACAGAACGCGCTATTTAAGTATAAATTGATTATTAAGTAATTTTGTAGTATAAAGGCAAAATATCTACCAATGGATTACATTGGGTAAAAATCTTGGAGTTATCCATGTCAGAGCAAGAAAAACAAGTAGCAAATGTATTAACTTCTGAAAATTCAGAAG